ACTCCTACAGTTCCCCTAATATATCCATAATCATAGTGCATTAAAGTTTTCCACTTATGCCCATCTGAATCAACACCACTTCTATAAGTTCCTTTTTTATTTTCAATGGAAATATCCATGCCATAAAGTTTAGTTCTACCCTGTAATTTATGGCCGGAATAAGTTAAAGATTTTGTTAAAGCCTTATATGCTTTGTACGCAATTACATTTTCTACATCTTGATGCAATTGTTCTTCTGCTACAAACCTTGTCAATTTATCATCATACTTCTGAATAACAGAATCATAATTTAAGCCTTTTTTATCACAAAGATGATGTAATTCTACTTTCCAATCAGTGAATAATGATTTTGTAACATTTTTACTTGACAAATTATTACAATGCACTATATTAATAGATGGAGATAGACTACAATCCGGTTGTAGTTGTAACGCTTTATTAAGCTGTCTCCCCTTAAATCCCTTGCTATTTTGCAAGGGATATTTTTTTAACAAAAGTTCTACAGAGTAGACTAACTTACCTGTAATTTTATATTCCTTAATTGTAATATATGCCATTCCTTTTCTTGTAGATAATTGAATAGGTATATTTCCTCTGTAAATAGATTCTACGTTGTCATCACCTTTCCTATCTGGATATTTCTTAAAGTTTTCAACATTTTCAACAAGTTCTTTTATCTTTGATGCCGCTTCAAAATGCTCTTTTGTTGAAAAACCATTTAGAACAGATTTATTTATAGCTTTATCACAAGATAATTTATCAATAGATTTTTGAGAAAATCTAAATGTTAAATCTTTATTATGAAAGTTAGTCTGTTTATATTTTACCATTTCTTTCTTAAATGTATTTCTAAGCTCTGTTCTTAAAAGATATTCATTATGATCAATTTTTAATACTTTCCAAGCCGGAATTTTTTCATTTTCATTTTCTTTGTTTATAAAAATATAATCGTGAGAACCATTTATATAATATTCATATAAATCATACTTAGTCTTATCTAACTTAAATTTTATTGGTTTTTGTTTTTCATCGGAAAGACCCTTTAATTTTTTTATTCTTATTCCATAAACATCAGCATCATATTCATATACCCAATGCCCATTTACCCATCTTTTATTACGATATTTATGTGATTTTTGTATTTCTTTATCATTTTCAGAATATAAGTCCGATTTTTGCAGATTTTCTGCAAATTCGTCATTTAAATTATCTTTTTTTTCATTTCTAACTTGCTTATAACTTTCTAATTTCTTTTTAATTTCTTCTGCAACAGATTTTTCAATTACTATTTTTCCCATTTTATCTCCTTTTAAATAAACAAGGGAAATTTCCCTTAATTTCCATTAATTTCCCTTATTTCGACATTTTCTTTTTACACAAATTCTTTAATCTAAACTTCCAATCACAAATAAAGTATTGTTCATAATGCTTTTTATATTCCCCACCACTACCAACTCTTTCTTTACGACATCTTTTATTTGCTTGTCTTTTAAAAAATTGTTTATGTTTGCCATTATCTTTTACTATTGGAGTTTTTCGATAACTTCTACTCATGATTAAATTCCCCACAATCACATTCATCATCAGATTTTTTATGTGTAAATAAATCTTGCAATAGACAAAAACCTTTATTTTGTTTTAGAGCTTCCTTATGTTCGTACTCTCCGATTATATCAGTTTCTTCTACCCACCAAGTACAATTTTTACATTTTGTGTCCATATTCAACTCCCCCTAATTGATTTGCCCAATTTTCAGGAAAGCCGCTGTAATACCAAACATCTCGCTGTGAATAAGTCCATTTTTTATGAAACAATCTATCAAATATATTTCTTGCAACAGACGGAATTCCAACAATTAATAAATATAACCAACCTAACTTTTTGGATTGTAAAGAATACCCATATTCGTGTCTTAACGTGTTGTATAAATCCCCTGAAGAATAGTTAGAATCAATAATAATGTACTGCCCTAAACTTACCCCAAAATCAAAAAAATTATTAATTGAATAACATATTATTCCTGATATTTCATGTTTTTTACCAAACAAAGATAAAACAAAACCTAAAATATTTTGGGGAAGTTGCCACACATACAAAACGAAAGCGATTAAATATTTCATTCTTTATCTCCTAAATAAACAACATTGATTTATTAATTGATTTATTCATATCTTCTGGTAACATTGGTTCTTCCATATCTTCTGGTAACATAGGCTCATCTGCATCAGACTGTTCTTCCATTCCCAAATCACCACCTTGCATATCATCTTCATTACCCATGCCACCCATACCATCTTGGGCTTGTTGTGATTGGAATAATTGAGTTAATTGAACATTCATAGGTAAATCAGCAGGATTTTCTATTTTTGATAAATCAATTGGACCAAGCCCTTTTTCTTCTCTTTTTTCGTTGATACTTTTCCAGGTTCTAACTTCTTTTTCATCCAAGTCTGCTACAGTGTTTGGATTATCTTTTTCATAGCCTACAAACTCGATAACATATTCTGGATTAATTCTTTTAATTATTTTATTAAGATAAGATTCTAAAAATGTTAATAAATCACCTAATAGAGCCGATTTTGCAGCTTGAATTCTATCCCCACCACCATTTTCAAACATAGCTTGTGATTTTTGAGATTGGATTCCTAATTCATCGGCACTACAACCAAACAAAGCCATAACACCACTAGACAGATAATCTAACCATTGTTGGAATTCCATATCTCTATTAGTGTTAATTGATTTCCATTCGATTGAACTTTCTTTTGTTCCCGATGGCATAATTGGAATTCTCCATTGATTTAATGGTCCACCACTCATAATTTCTGCAATGTAATCTTCCATCTGTGCTATAACAGTATCATCTGCTTCACCATTAATTAAAAACATTCCTTTTGGCAGTTTATTTTCAGTAAAGTTTCCAGAATTATACACAAAAGTATTAATTTCTGATGTAATTAAATCAATTGCTTGTTCTACATACGAATAACCATATTGAGAATGGTAAATGTCTGTTCTTGGATTTTGAAAATCAAAGACCATATTATCCATCGTATATCCGGCGGCAGGCATACCTTCTACGATTTGCAAAAACTTAAAATCTGTTTTGTTGTTGCTATCATCAATAACTCTTTCGATTGTTGCAGCGTCAACAGCGAAAAAAGCAACTGCATCACCTTTTTTATTATATTGAATTTCCGTTGCAACTTGATCCAATGTTAAAATATCTCTAATAATTTTTGTGGCATACTTTACTAAATCATCTCTAGTTAAATCTTCATAATCTCCGGTATTACAAATAAAATCTCTAATACGTTCAATTTCTTTTTCATCTTGATTTTTAGATGTTATATCTTCAAATTTTTTATGAATTAAAAAACCTCTCTCATTTCTAGCTGTTACAGGTTTTAGGTAGGGCTTAATTTTTCGTATAACATGTACAATACAACAGTTAATAATCCATGCTTTTTGAGCAACAGCTCTTAAAGTTCTACAATGGATTCCCCCACATTGAATTCTAGACATCGTTCTGATGCCATCAAAAGCGTTAGAAGCAACAAAATAAGGATCATAAAAAACAGAATCAGCTCCATGTTCACGCCCTTCGTCCTGAAAAAAATACTGATTAAATATCTTATTTCCTTCTGCCATTTTGTTGTATGCAACTCTTTTAGCTAAAAGTTTATCCATATCAATTTTCTCTCTAGCCATCTTTCCCTCCCAAAAATATTTAAAATAAAAAAAAACAGCCACTTATTCCAAAAAAAATAGAATAAAATGGCTGCTTGTTATAAACACACCTAATATTTAATTCATTTTATAACATTTTTTATTAAATGTATAGTTTCATTTTATTTCCTTAATTACGAATTGAGATCCATAATAATAACAACAGTCTATACATTTTGTTGTATTATAAGTTTCATTATTATAATTATTACAAATTTTACAAGGGGAAGTGATGTTTGGAATTTCATTCATAAAATCTTGAACCTTGGATAAACAGAGAATTTTTTCCAATTCTTTTATCCTATCAGAACACTTTGCAAGTTGTTGAATAAGATTAGTGTTTTCTAGGTCTTGTTCGGGAAATGTAGGTTGTATATTATTTGGGTTAGATAAGTTTTCAAAATGCTTGTTAATTCTTGCAAATACATCTTCTGCCGTTAAATATCCTAGAACTGTATCTCCAATTCCTTCCAATTCTTGTTCTGTTAATAATCCTTGTATTTCCAATTTATCTTTTTCTCTTCCGTAAGAGCAATCGTGTTCTATGACAGAACAAATAACATTATCTTTGCTTGGATAACAAATATGATAACCACCATGAAATTCTGAAAAGTCAAAAGGGATTTGGTGTTGAGTTAACATTTCTTTTAATTTTAAAATTTCATTATATTTTTCCATACATTGCTCCTTTAATCTTCAAACATTTTTAGCCAGCCCATTATTCCTAAAAATAGAATACATAATGGAGCTGTAATAATCAATAAGATTGTCATTCCAATTTTGAACAAGTTATTTGTATTTTTCATTCCGTATCCCTATCTTATTAGTACAGTGAGGTGCGGCAAAATATAATACACTCATTTCTATTCACTCCTTTTCTTCCATTCCTTTTTAAAGATACCTTTTGTGCAACTGCAAGCAACAAGCCCTTTTACATCTTTCTCCTTACATTTTCTGCAAGGTGAAAGATACCATAAGATTTTCTGAATTATTTTCATTCAATCTCCTTTGGAAGTTCTGGAAGTTTTTCTGAGTATTTCCAAGCATAAATCTTCCCAAAAATATCTACCTTTTTCCAGCCAACAGGTTTTCTAGCATCCCAATAAATGAAATTAGTTCCATCAAAACAACAGTCCTTTTCACAAGGATTTTGGTAAGCATTGATGTAAGCAACTGTAACATCTGCTCTACCGAACTCTGTATTCGGTAAATCTCCATCTTTCACAAAATGCCATTCATTAGCCTTGTTATAACCGAACTCTGCACCTTTCTGAAAGGCTTTTTTAACATTGTTATAATCAGTAATGTATGCATATTCATCACTGCCATATACCTTTTTATTTTCTTCTGCGTATTCTTCTGCTTCTTTCTCAAACATAGTTACTCCTTAAACGGTTCAATATAACACCAATACTCAACTTCATTATCATCTACCCAATCACCGTCTAACTGTTCAAATTGAGTAAGGATATGTCCATATCCAATTTCATCTTCTGTAGGATAATAGGCAAAAGTTTTACAAATATATTCTTCTCTATATTTAGTTCTTACTCTTACGAGCCTATCTAATTTAGGATAGTCTTTTTTCCAATCAAGTTTGTGCCACTTAGATTTGCCTGCTTTAAGTCCAGCAAGATAAGCTTGTTTTAATGCTTTGTAGTTAGTTTGTCCTTCTTCGTAATGTTTCCAATTTTCAATTGCATATTTTTCTGCCATTTCTTCATCTGTCATATCTATCCTCCTTATAATCCTGTACTCTCTGTCTTACAACCACACTTAACACAAATCCAGTAAAAACCTCCGCCACAATACTTACATTGTAACATCGGAATATTACAAGTAGGGCAAAGTGTTGTGGTAGTAACTTTGTTTATATAAGTTTTCTTGTCTTTCTCAAACATAGTTACTCCTTTAAAAATTGCTCTGCTTCTTCACAAAGTTCATTCCACATTTTTGTATGTACTTCGGGATTTTCGGGGTCATATTCAACTTCATTATTTACAAACTCCAGAAATCTTTTAACAATACCTTTTAATTTGGTGAGTTGGTTATAGAACTTCTGCTCCATTTTGGAGTAGTTATCAACCATAACCTTGTTATCGTCTTTCAGTTCTGCTAACTCCCACTTATCTTTGTATTTATTGTCGTTTATTGGTGTTGGACCGAAATGAATACAATTATCACAAATGCAGTAAAAGTTTTCTACATTTTTACAATTTTGACAACATCGCATCTTTTTATTTATTAACTTCAATTGCTCGATTTCTTCTTCAAGTTCAACTATATATTCAAGTGCAATTGTGCCAATTGCCTCGCCAATGTTGGAAAGTCTATTTTTAATTACTTCTGGTGTATATTTTGTCATTCTTTCACCTCGTTATTTAAGAATTGCTCTGCTTTATTTACAGCATCTTGAAAAGAAAACATTTTCTTCTGTTGTAACTCGATATTAGTGCCAGAATAAGTATCTGGTGCATTAGCAATCAATTTCTGCATAATTTCTTTTGCTTCGATGAGATTTTCGTTTAAGTCTATTAAATCTTTTTCATACTGTTCATTTTGTGCAAGAAAAGTATTTCGTTCATTTCTTAAAGAAAACTGTTGTTTTTTCAGTTCTGCGTTTTCTTTTGTACATTCATCAAGATTTTCGCCGAACTCCATAGCAGCTTCTATCCAAGCACACAACTGCTTAACTTTTCATTCATAATAATGCTATCTTTTAATGCTCGAACAAAGCTCGTATCTTTTAGTTTTAGCATGTATTCATTTTCTAGTTCTTTTGCACCTGCAATATAGCCTTCTTCCAAACCATTAATATAGCCTTCGTTATAACCTTTATCATACTCTAAGTCAGAAGTATCATCATAAACTCCTAATATACAATGTTTTTCTTGTTCTTCAGCATAGTTTTCTGCTTTCTTTTCTAATTCTTTATCTATCATTTATAACCTCGTCATAAGTTTTGTTTACAATTACTGTTAAACAAAGTTTTTGAGTAACTCCATCAACTTTATCCCAATTTTCAATTACTTCTGTTATAACCAAATCATTCCACCCTTTTGGAAAAGATGATATGGAATACAGAAGCATTGGGAATTCTTTACCATCTGAACTCTTTACAGCACAATCTGGTCTGTTGTCTTGGAACATTTCTTCTAAAATATCAGAAGCATCTTTTAGTGTTCGGTTAATTAAATTTTCATATTTTCTTAACATTCTTCACCTCTTTGTTTTCTTATTCTTTTAACCCTTTCGTGTCCTTTCCAATTAGAATCAAGTTTATTTAAATGTAATTTAACAAATTCTAATACATTGTTTACTTCGCACATTCTTAGTTTGTTCATGTCTTCTTTTAAAACTTTTTTTGCCTTATCAATCTCTCGGTATGTTTCTTTAAGTTTTCTTTGGTCTTTGTTTATTTCTTCTAAAATATTATGTTTCATTCTTCCACCTCCTCAAACTTTTCAAGAAACTCTTTCTTTTCTCTTATGAATAATTTTTTACCATCATTGTAAAGAATACAAATCGTTCCATCTCTTTCATTTGTACAATCTATTACTTCACTAATAACTATATAGATTTTTCCGTTCTTTTTATTTCTGTATTTATTATTTTTCATTCTTCTATCTCAAATTCTCTTAAAGTTTTGTATAGAATATCTAAATCACCACGACACCAACCCAATAAATATTCAAACATTCTTCTTTACCTCACCAAAAGTATTTTTAATCTTCATTAAGACTGCTCCAACTTGTGATAGTTCTGAAATGCAATATTCAAGGTATTCTTCAATGACTATATCAATATCTTTTGGATTTATTTTTGTATCTTGTTTAATCCATTTCCAAAAATCTTCTAAAGAATATTTTATTCTTGTCATATCTTCGCTTGCTTCTTCCACTTCTTCCAAAAGAACAGCATAACCCTCGTGAAGTGAGTGGTATTTTTCTCCAAACTTTTCGCAAGCATTCTTATATTCTGTTTGGATAAGTTCATTTACTAACTTTTCTGTTTCTGGTGCAAACATTTTCCTTACTCCTTATTTTCTTTTTCTATTTCTGCTTCTGCGTCGATTCCAGAAATTTCTTTGAATATTTCGTTATCCCAATTTGGCAAGCCAAGAAGTTTTTTATGTTCTTCTGTGTTTGCTTTATCCCAAGCAAGTTTAAACGCTTCTTTGTATTCAAGAGTTTTTAGAAAGCCACCACAAATTTCTATCTCTTGTTTGTGCTCTTTTTTTTCTTCATCAGTAGCAGTGTCGTGAGATACCCAAACAGTTAAGTCAAAGTAAAGAAATGATGGGAAATTAATATCATTTCTTTCAATAGCAGTTTCTTTATTGAACATTCTAAGTAATGGTGTGCTGGTATTGAAAAAACCACTATTCCAATCGCCACTATTCCAATTGCCACTATTATAACTTCCACTGTTATAACTTCCAGTATTGTAAAAACCACTATTCCAATCGCCACTATTCCAATCGCCACTATTACAATTGCCACTATTAATCAGTTC